GGTTTTATACACTTATCGGTTTTGAAAATAAGGAGTTTGTTCCTGAAAAACTGATTCCGAATAATGATGATAAGAAGCATCTGTGTTGGAAAATCAATAAACGAAAGAAGGAGGGTCGAGAATTTATTGATAAATGGTGTAGAAAATTTCGAGGTATAGATGGTAGACCTCTTAATAAATTGGGGATTCCGGTAATGCACGAAGAAACAGGACGCTATTTCCATTGGCTCCCACTTGAAAAAGATGGTGTTTATTACGTTTCAGTAGGTTCTTCCATTCTTGAATGTATGCCATCGGCAAAAAGTGAGCAGTTTGAGATAGAAGTTTAACGTATAACAATGAAGTAATGAACATCGGATTAATTGACGTTGATGGTCATAACTTTCCAAATTTCGCTCTTATGCGTGCCTCTGCATATCATAAAACGAAAGGAGATCAAGTAGAATGGGCTACACCTTTCAGCAGATACGACAAGGTGATGGCAAGCAAAGTGTTTACTTTCACTCCGGATTTCAACTATCTGACATTGCAGGCTGATGTAATCGAAAAAGGTGGTACCGGGTATAAAATTGCAAGCAGACTTCCTGAAGCAGTGGAGAACAGTTCATTGATGGACTACTCCATTTATCCCCAATATCCTTTTTCCATACAGTTTTTTAGCAGGGGATGTATTCGGAAATGCCCGTTCTGCCTCGTTCGTGAGAAAGAGGGATACATTCAGACCGTTGAGCCGGTGGGGTTGAACCCGAAAGGAAAGTGGATTGAAGTGTTAGACAACAACTTTTTTGCGAACCCGGAATGGAAAAATGCCGTAAGCTATCTTTTGAAAACTAGACAACCTATAAAGTTACATGGCGTAGATGTTCGCATAATGGACGAAGAACAGGCGTATTGGTTGAATAAACTAAAGATGAAACAGAATATTCACATTGCTTGGGATTTACCTCAAATAGATTTGACTGATCGGCTGAAAGAAATGATCAAGTATGTGAAGCCTTATAAGATTACTTGCTATGTCTTGGTCGGCTTCAATTCTACCATTGAGCAGGATTTGTTTCGGCTTAACACATTGAGGAGTTTAGGTATTACTCCGTTTGTTCAACCCTACCGGGATTTCACGAATAAAAGAAAGCCTAAATAATATGAGTTAGACCTTGCAAGGTGGGCAAATAAAATGTGGCTGTTTAAGTCATTTGACTTTGTAGACTTTTCGCCTCGTAAGGGATTTAGATGCGATTATTATTTAAAGCAATTTGCGTAAAACTAATAAAAATGAAAGCAATAACAATAAAACAACCGTGGGCCTCTTTGATAGTCCACGGTATTAAAGACATTGAGAACCGTACTTGGCCGTGTCCTAAGAAATATTTAGGGCAGAGGGTACTGATTCATGCAAGCGGTAAACCTTTGAATTACGATAATTTCTATGATTCAATACTTACCAATGAGCAGTTATTGGCATTACCGGAAAACAAAGAGTGGAAAGATTTTAGTTTTTGTACAGGCTCCATTATCGGTAGCATTGAGATAGTGGATTGTGTACAGAATCATTCTTCCATCTGGGCTGAAAAAGAAGTTTATAACTGGGTATTAGCTAATCCAATACTTTTTGAAAGTCCTATTGAGAATGTAAAAGGTAGACTTTCTTTTTGGGATTATCTTGGTATCAAATAAGTAGAAATTGAACGTTCTGAATGCGGAAGTATAGAGAAAACTGTTGAATAATACAACCACTCTTTTCCCTATATTCTTGTACAGTTACAATAAATATAATAATTGGGTATATAATCATTTGTTTGTAGAATCAGCTATAAATTCATGAAAAAGAGAGTTAATAGTCTGAATTACGATTTCTTTTTCTGTATCATATCCAGATATAGGAAGTTCGAGGGCAATAATGTTATTGAATATATCAAATTTCTTTAATAAAGAAATTGTTTTGAGAGTTGATTGCGAGCTCATTGAATTGAATAGTATGACTGTTAACTCATCTGAGGATAATTGTGCTCTAAATATTTTAGAATAGTCATTGGGGTATTTAAAATTTTGGATTGAATCCAACAGATAATATATGTTTCTATGGTATTGCCCTAAATATTGTCCATATTGCCCATATAAATAATCTCCGACATTTCTTATGAACTTATAGAGCTGTTGGTATCTTTTTTCTATACAAATCCTATTACAGATTGATGCAACAATTATACGATACATTTCATGAATTTTGCTTGACATTATTATGCCTTTTATTTCGTATATAGTATCGTAATAATATTTGGGATTCCTACTTTTTAATAATACATTTAATTCTGTAGTTGAATGAACTCCAAACTTAGTATAAATCTCCAGAAATGCTTGCTCGTCTAACTTACTGACTTGTGTTAATTCTGATGGAAATTTTTCTCCATCTTTTATAAAATGATATATTACATAAGCATAGAATAATGAACGCGCTTCATGTGCGTATGCTTTGAATGCTTCAATTCCTGTTTTCTCAATTTGGTGTTCAGTATATTTGTTGGTGTCGACTTGATGCTGATATAATCCCAACAAATTATAAAATGTTGACCTTTCATTATCAATTTGTCTATTTATTTGTGAGTCTTTTATTGTATAAAGTACTCCAATGAAAGCAAGTAATCCTGTAATTGAACCTAAATAACTGCCGAAATCAGCAAAATCATTATGATTATAGGACAGTCCGTGATGAAATCTATATACATATACTAATATTAATATTAGAGTAAATATGGCTGTTGCAATTAATGCGTATTTGATTATATCTATTTGCGGTCTTTTCATTTTATTTGATTTTATATTTTATACAGCTACAAATGTAGTGTATTCTATTTTGAAGTTAATGTTTTTTTGAGTTTTTTACTAACAATATGTTGAATTTGGATATACGAGAGTTTGATATATCCTTTATTTTTTTGTGATGATGAGAAGAATGATTGTAACCGGCAGTGAGGGGTTTATAGGAAAAGCCCTTTGCCGCGAATTGACAAAAAGAGGTGTTGAAGTCATAGGACTTGATCGAAAGTCTGGTACTGAAGCCACAAAAGTATGTGAGCTCCTGAAAAATGGGGGTATTGATTGTGTGTTCCATTTGGCGGCGCAAACTAGTGTGTTTAATGGAAACCTGGAACAGATCAGGAAGGATAACATTGATACTTTCATGCGAGTAGCTGATGCTTGCAATCAAAATCATGTGAAGTTAATATATGCCAGTTCGTCAACGGCTAATCCGGAGAATACCACTTCTATGTATGGAATAAGCAAGTATTTCGATGAACAGTATGCATCTATCTATTGTAAGGCTGCGACCGGGTGCCGGCTGCATAATGTATATGGACCTAATCCGCGAAAAAGAACTCTTCTCTGGTTCCTGATGGAAAAGGAAAACGTGTCATTATACAACTGTGGTCAGAATATCCGGTGCTTCACTTACATAGATGATGTCATTGAGGGGCTTATCTATTCGGTGGGTTGTAACCGGCAACTTATCAATATTTGTAACGTCCAACCTGTGACTACTATGTATTTTGCTTCTTTAGTAAGATACTACAAACCGCTTGAAATTGAGCTAATTAATGAAAAACGGGATTTTGACAATTTAGAGCAGTCGGTGAACCGGGATATCTATTTAGTACCTTTGTCTTACACATCTGTCGAGGACGGAGTAAAGAAGATCTTTGATGAAAGGAAAGGGAAAGATATGTCGTATTGACGACTGGGATAAGCCGGAAGCGGTGAAATGTAAGAGCTGGTCTCATCAGGAACGGTTATGTGATCTGAAAGAAAAGGTATCACTTCATAAAAAGGGTGATATCTATTACATCTCCCAGTTCACCCGTTCCAAGACTGGTACCAGCTTTTCAGAAATTAAACAGTCGGAGGAACTTGCATCATTCTTTGCAGAGAGAGCGTGTGAGTTTCTCCACCGCTTCATAGTAGGGGGATATGAAGGATGGTGTATAGTCACCACACCGCGACGGAGACACAACGAGGGCTTTCATTTTTCAACCTCTATCTGTACGAAAATTGCGGGGGCGGTGAAAATACCATTCTATGAGAATGCAATCCAGTGCCTAACTAAAGATAGATTGAATCCAGAATTCTTTCTTCTTCGTCCGATAAAGGAAAAGAAAATAATAGTGTATGATGACATATTAACAACTGGCAGCACACTGCTTGCCACCTATGAGCTTTTAAAGGATAGAGAGCAGCTTCTTTTTCTCGTAGGAATAAATAACAAATGATATGGGAAAGCAAGAGAAACCATTAACATTCAAGCAAGAGAAATTCTGTAAATACTACGTTGATACAGAAGGTAATGCTAGTGAAGCATATAGGATGTCTTATGATGCGTCAAAGATGAAACCTGAAACGATTTGGAGTGCTGCTAGCAGATTGTTAGCCAATAGCAAGGTTAGTGCAAGGATAAGTGAGATTAAGCAACAGAGGGCGAAAGAGACTGAAGTAGAGAGGAAAACGGTCGAAAAGGTATTAATGGATATTGTACTCGCTGATCCCGATGATTTACATTATGTAGACCCTGTTACCGGGAAAACAAAGATGAGAAGTCCGTCCCAACTTCCAAAGCGCGCCCGTAATGCGTTGAAGAAGATTCAGAATAATAGAGGAGTGGTTAATTATGAGTTCAACGGCAAGACAGAAGCCGCCCGGATTCTTGGTGCCTGGAATGGATGGGAAGCCGATAAGAATGTCAACATCAAAGGTGGAGACGGAAATAAAGTCGGTGAACTTCGTATCGGATTTGAAGATAATGAGAATTCGGAAGAATAGAACAATTTGAACTGCAAAATCCGGTATTCATCCTACGGAGAAACCTTACTTTTAGAACAATATGGTTATAAATTATAAGAAGCTAAATCCTAACGGATTCTATCTATTGAAGTACTTGAATGATGAGACTATCCGTTTTATCATTCTCTATGGAGGTTCATCTTCCGGTAAGTCGTATAGTGTGGCACAAACAATACTGATACAGACATTACAGGATGGTGAGAACACTCTTGTCATGCGTAAGGTAGGAGCTTCTATTCTCAAAACCATTTATGAAGATTATAAGGTCGCTGCGATCGGTCTTGGCATCTCCCATTTGTTCAAATTTCAACAGAATACTATTAAATGTCTGGTAAATGGTGCGAAGATAGATTTCTCCGGTCTTGACGATCCGGAGAAGATAAAAGGTATCTCTAACTATAAGCGAGTTCAGTTAGAGGAATGGTCAGAGTTCGAGCATCCGGATTTCAAGCAGCTACGTAAGCGTTTGCGTGGTAAGAAAGGGCAGCAGATTATTTGTACCTTCAACCCGATTAGTGAAAGCCATTGGATAAAGAAAGAGTTTATTGATAAAGATAAATGGCATGATGTGCCAATGTCTGTTACCATTGCCGGCAAAGAGTTGCCGAAAGAACTTACCAAGGTCAAATCCGTAAAGAAGAATGCACCCAGGCAAATACTTAATCTTCGTACTAAGCAAATCGAGGAACAGGCACCTAATACAGTTATTATCCAATCTACCTATTTGAATAATTTTTGGGTGGTCGGTAGTCCTGACGGTGCGTATGGTTTCTATGATGAGCAATGTGTTGCCGACTTTGAGTATGATAGAGTTCACGATCCGGACTATTACAATGTGTACGCATTGGGAGAATGGGGTGTCATTCGTACCGGTAGTGAGTTCTTCGGTTCCTTCAATCGTGGCAAACATTCCGGTGAACATAAGTATGTTCCGGACTTACCTATTCATATCTCTGTCGATAACAACGTGCTTCCGTATATCAGTGTATCATATTGGCAGGTCGATTTCACAACTGGTACCAAGGTTTGGCAATTCCATGAAACGTGCGCTGAAAGCCCAAACAATACAGTAAAGAAAGCCTCCAAACTTGTTGCAAAGTATCTGAAATCTATCCAATATTCTGATAGGTTATATGTACATGGTGATGCATCAACGAAAGCGGCAAACAGCATTGACGATGAGAAGCGTTCCTGGATGGACTTATTCATAGATACATTGCAGAAAGAAGGATTCGAGATTGAGGATAAGGTAGGCAATAAGAATCCGAGTGTTGCCATGACCGGTGAGTTTATCAATGCTATCTTTGATTGTACTGTTCCCGGTATAGAGATATACATTGACGAATCATGTTCGGTATCTATTGAGGACTACATGAGCGTACAGAAAGATGCTAACGGTGCCATTCTTAAAACTAAGGTCAAGAATAAAACTACCTTGCAGACTTATGAGGAGCACGGGCACCTGTCTGATACGTTCCGATATGTCGTTGTGGATTTGTGTAGTGAGCAGTATATAGAGTTTAGTAACCGGCGAAAAAGAAACTTGTATGCTTGTAATGGCACTATTAATTTCTTCAATCCAGATACCGAATGTAAATACACTAAGAAGATTCTATATGTGATGCCGAATGTTAATGGGAAATTTGTCCTTATACAAGCGTTTAGATGTGGAAATAAATGGCATGTTGTTGATGTCGTATTTATGGATACTACTTCAACAGAAGATATACGTTCTTCTATTTTGTCCCATGAATCTGATTCATGTGTAATTGAATGTACAGATGCTTATTTCCCTTTTATCCGGGAACTCCGTTCTAGTACAAACAAGGAGATTCGTGTAATGAAAGAGTTTCCGGATGTAGATAAGCGTATTGCTGCAACATCTGATTATGTGAAAAATAGTATTCTTTTTTCTGCATCAAAAGTAGAATCTGATACGGAATATGTTGCCTTCATGAATAATCTGATGGACTATAATAAAGATAGTGAAACAAAAGAGGCCAGTGCTGTTTTGAGTGGGCTAGTACAGTTCGTTGTAAAATTAGGTTTGAATTGAATTGCGTTATATGTGATTGAAAATAAGGATGTTGTATTGTTGATATTATGTTTTCGTAATTTCAAGATTTTAGTGTTTTGGAAAACGGTTTTCCTTTTTACTTAGTTTTGCTCAAAAAGGAACCCAATGAATATTTTTTTTGATAATCTATTTGGAAAGAAATCTAAGACTAAAGGTGAAGTTGAAATAGTTACTTCATCTGAAAATAAGGATATAGATACTCAAAGTGGCAAGGCTGAAAAATGGTCAGTTGCATACATTGAGGACCTTACTAGTCCTATTGTAGCGGGCAGTAACTATCTAACGCTATTCAGTACGATACCTGAAGTCTTTTTCCCGATCGATTATATTGCATCGCGAATTGCAGGTGCTAATTTTCAATTGAAGAAAACTAAGGATGACAGTATAGTATGGGCGAATAAACGAATGAATGGCATACTTAGTCGTCCTAATTGTTTGATGCGTTGGAAAGAATTGATTTATCAGCACCATATTTATAAATTGTGTACAGGGAATAGCTTTATTCGTGCCGCTATGCCTGATGTCTTTTCTACAGCTGAAAAATGGAGATATTGCGATAATTATTGGGTGCTACCTTCTGATAAGACTATTGTAGAACCTGTTTACGGGAATATGCCATTGTTTGGCATTGCCCAAACAGAAGATATTATTCGTAGCTATCGTTTGGAGTATGGTTGGAATGGTAGTTTGGAAATTCCTCCATACCAAATATGGCATGATAGAGACGGAAGTGCAGAGTTCTATTCAGGGGCTATGTTCTTGAAGTCCAAAAGTCGTCTTGCTTCCCAAAATAAGCCAATGTCAAATCTAATAGCTGTATATGAAGCTAGAAATGTGATTTATGTAAAGCGGGGTGGATTGGGCTTTATTGTAAGTAAGAAAACTGATGCTACCGGTTCAATAGCGTTGACTGACGATGAAAAGGAACAGCTTTTGAAGCAAAATTTTGAGAAGTATGGTGTAAGGAAGGGCCAGGTACCTTATGGTATTTCAGATGCAGACATTGACTTTGTTCGTACTAATCTTTCTATTGCAGAGTTACAGCCGTTTGAAGAGACTTTGGCTGATGCAATAAATATTGCAGGGGCATACGGCATCCCAGCCGTTCTTGTTCCGCGAAAAGACCAGTCCACATTTAGCAATCAGGCTACTGCTGAAAAGAGCGTATATTGTTCAACTGTTATTCCTATGGCCAAACAATTCTGCAAGGATTTTACAGCTTTCCTTGGTCTTGAAGGAGGGGGATATTATTTGGATTGTGATTTCTCTGATGTTGATTGTTTGCAGGAAGGATTGAAAGAATCCGAGGACGTAAAGACAAATATAAATAAACGTTGTCGTGAACAATTCTCATGTGGGCTTATAACACTCAATGACTGGCGTGCCCAAATAGGCGAAAGTATGATAGAAAATCCCTTGTTTGACAAATTGAAATTTGATATGTCAGATGAGGAACTGGATAAAGTAAATCGAGTTTTTAACACTAAAAGTGGAGATGAAAAAGATGGAAGAGAAAATCAAAAGCCTTCAGTACAAGACAAAGGCAAATGATGTTGATGAGAAGGGTATCGTTACCGTTGCGGTGAACGGTATCGGTGTGAAGGACTCACAAAATGACATATCTATGCCCGGCTCATTCAATAAGACATTGAAAGAAAATATTGGTCGGATGCGTTGGTTCCTGAATCATCGTACAGACCTGTTGTTAGGTGTTCCGTTGAATGGTAAGGAAACAGAAGGTAATTTGGTCATGGTCGGTCAGTTAAATCTTGAAAAACAGATTGGCCGTGATACGTTAGCTGATTATAAACTGTTTGCAGAGAATGGCAGAACACTTGAACACTCTATCGGAGTAAAAGCCATCAAAAGGGATTCTATCGATCCTTGTAAGGTGCTTGAATGGCGTATGATGGAATATTCAACATTGACAAGTTGGGGGAGTAATCCACAGACGTTCCTTGTGAATATCAAGTCTGCTACTGCTGACCAGGTAAAGGAAGCTGTTGATTTCGTCCGGAAAGCGTTCTTGCAGCATGGATATAGTGATGAACGTTTAAAAGGATACGATATGGAATTAAGTTTATTACTGAAGAGCCTCAACGGTGGTGCCGTTGTCTCATGTCCTCATTGTGGTTATCAATTTGATTATGATGCAGAAACAGAGCATACCTTTGCCCAACAGGTATTAGATTATGCTGCTGATTATCAGAGATGGATAACACAGGACATTGTAAGGGAAGAAATGGAGAAGCTCACTCCGGAGATTAGAACCCAAGTAATTTCTCTTATTGATTCTGTCAAATCAGAAAAGAAAGAATTTACTCAAAAGGGTCTACAAGACCTTATGAATTATGTAAGATGTCCCCACTGTTGGGGAAAAGTATATCGTTCGAATGCTATTCTGCAAAACACTTCTGAAGATACCACCGGAAAAAATGAGCCGTCTGTTGACACTCAAGAAAAGAATGACGGGGAAAATGGGAACGATGAAGTAACGATTAAAGCCGCTGATAATGGCACTTTACTCGATTTCAAGAGTTTGAATAGCTGTTTCGAGAATAAATAACTTAAAATTTAAATTTTATGCCAATTAGAAAATTTACAGTATCAGATTTTAATCTGAAAACGGACGGTCTGCCGGCAGAACAGAAAACATTTATGGAAAATATCGCCGGCATGATGTGTGAAGTAGTTAACAAGTCACTTGAAGGATTTGCTTCACCGGAGGAGGTAACGAAACAGTTTGGTGACATCAATAATCTATTGAAAGCCTATGATGGAGAAAAGTTCCAGCA